GTCACGTGTCCCGGCGCTGGCGCATGCCTAGATTTCTGTTATTCATTCCGTGCGTGGCGTTATCCGGCAGCGTTCGCCCGCCAATGTCAAAATGCGTTCCTAATGCGTTTCAACAAGGGCGCTATTGTCCAAGCGTTCAAGGCTATAGACGCTGCCGCTAAAAGCCCCTACGATTTACGCCTATACGTAGACGGGGATTTTTCAAGCGTTGACGACGTGGAATTTTGGTTCGACCTTATCGACGGCACGAACGCCCGTGTTTACGGTTATTCCAAAAGCTTCGATGCGTTGCTATCATATAAGGGCGCTTACCCGTCTAATTACGTGTTGAACGTGTCGAGCGGGCATAACAGCGACAGCGACACAGTGGCACGAATTAAAGCGCTGCCTATAACCCGTGGCGATTTTATAGCCGTGTCAATCGGTAAGCGGGTTAAATCAAACCAACATGGAACACGGGAAATAAACCAAGCTTTGCGGGCCTCATTCGGTCAAAAGGCGTTCACGTGTCCTGGTACGTGCGGTACGTGCACGGGTAAAGGGCACGCATGCGGCATGCAAGCGCTCAAAGGGTTGCCTATCATTATCGCGGTTCATTAAAGGGGAAATATCATGTTAATTTTTGACTATCCAAGCAAAAAAGATTTAAAGCAAAATATCGGGCAACCGTTGCGTTATATTGAAACGAGCATTTTCGGCGTCGAATATTTGCGAGACGGGGTTTTATATGGTGCGAATCGACCGCATATAACCGGGCATAAACGAGAATTTTTTGCACGTGTTGTAATGCGAGACGGTTTAATTGCAAAAGTAGAATAAAGGGGGTTCTATGAAACGATTCATTATCGACGGGCTATGTTATGCCGTGTCCGTGTTCGTTGGCGTTGTCCTATTGTCAGCATATTTTGACGTATTGTTTTTATAAGGGGGTTCTATGTTGAATTTTGATAACCTTTACTTAGGTCAACGGGTAAAAACGGGGCAGCAAGCGAACGCGCTACAGTACATCATCAAACGTATTGACAGTGAACAACGTATCGTTTATATTGTGGCTATTGACCCTAACGTACCGGCATGGGGTCAGTGGGTCAGTGGTGAAGCATTATTTCAAGGGGGGTTATATGACTAAGATTGAACAGGCACGAGAGGCATTAGATAAAGCGGCATCTATTGTTAAGGAGTTGATAATGGCTGATCAGCTAGTCACTGACGTAGAGCGAGATTACAGAGAGTTTTTAGACTTTTGGGAAGAAGTGTATAACCTTGACCGTTTGTTAGATCGCTATGATCGAGACGCAAGCAATGTAAAACGGGAATTAATCTATGATGCAATGATTGAAGAGGGCAACGACTATGAGTAAACTAGATGAAGTGTTGTTAAATAGCAACGGGCTATTTGTCACTGTAACCTTCACCAAAAAAGACGGCTCCGAACGTGTGTTAAACGGACGCCTAGGTGTTAAAAAGCATTTAAAGGGCGGTGTAAGCACTTTAGACCCGTCCCTATACGTCACTATCTATGACGTTGTAAACGAGGGCTACAGAGCCGTTAACAGGGCTACAATCAAGACTGTCAAAGTCGGAGGGGTTGTCTATGATTAATGTTTTATTGGTGGCGGCTTTGGTCGCCTTTTTGTCGTTGTCTCATTATTTGAACTGAGGGGCTTACTATGGAAATGAAACAATACTATATCCAAACACGAACGCTGCACGGATGGCATAGGCTATTTAATGAAAACTACCCATCTCTGGAAGAGGCGTCTAAAGGTATTGAACGACACCTAGATTCTATGTTTTTCGAGCACGGGGAAATTTTACCCACTGGTATATTCCGCATTGTGAAATATAAGAATAAAAAAGTGGAGGGAGCTTTTAATGTATGAAATACGCACTGTCTTTTCCGATAAGGTTGTCTACCGGACCACTGAGCGCAGCAATGCAATGTATTGGCTGGAACTTAATAATCAAGAGGGGTGTTTTAAACTAGTAAAGGTGAAATAACATGGTATCATTGGCATTGGCTATTTTGTTTATCGTTTTGATAGGGGCAATAGAATGAGATGCATTTGTTGTAATGTGATGTTAACATCATTTGAAAGCACGATGAGGGAAGTTAACAGTAACAAGTATATTGATATGTGTGAAATTTGTTATTCATACATAAAAAATGATGTCCCTGTTTTCGTGCGTGAGGACCTGAGAAGTGAGACTGGCATGGATATTGCTATCTCTAAAGAAGATGTTAATGACATCTATTAATGATTATTATTAATGAAAGACTATAAAGATGAATGACAGAGAAGAAGCGTTTTTGTACCATACCATTAACGATGCGTATGACTTAATTGTCCAGTATGGTTTTGACAATATGGTGTTAATGCTCTTTAAGGAAATGAAAGGAAGGGATTTAACAATAGAAGAGCTGGAAGCAATGCAAGTGCTGCACGATGGGTGGAATTTATGACATATAAAAAAACACATCAACCATGCACTGATTGTGGTAGTAGTGATGCATTGGTTGTTAATCAGGATGATAGCACTAAGTGTTATTCATGTGGAACCTATAAACGCCCCTCAGACGCATTTGAGGCTGTTACCCATATCAAGGTATACGACACCACTCAAAAAGCTCCTGAGAGCCGTTCTGACGCGTTTACGGGGGGTTTTAGTGACAGACGTATCACGTTAGAGACTGCGTACCTGTTCAATGTACAACAAACAACCGATGGGCGTGTTATTTTCCCCTACTACGACAAAAGCGGGGAGAAAGTGGCAAGTAAAACTCGAAGCGTGGACAAAAAGTTCTCGATTGAGGGGGAATGGAAGCAAGCGGGGTTATTCGGGCAGCAGTTGTTCTCGAAGGGTGGGAAGTATGTCACCGTGGTGGAAGGTGAGTTTGATGCGATGTCAGCTTACCAAATGCTAGGCGGGAAGGGGTGTGTTGTATCTATCCGCAACGGTGCTCAATCCGCACTAAATGACTGTAAATTGTCATATGAGTGGTTAGACAGCTTTGAAAAGATTGTGTTATGTCTTGATAACGACGAGGCTGGGAAGGAAGCCACAAAGAAGATTGCAGAGCTGTTTGGTAGTAAAGCGATGATATTTCGGCATAGAGAGGGCTTCAAAGATGCGAGTGATTGGCTATCTAGTCGAAATGAGCGGGATTGGGTTGACTCTTGGTGGAAGGCGAGTCAGTTTAAGCCAGAGGGTATTGTCACCATTACCGACATTAAGGAGAGGCTGTTAACACCGCCTGAACCTGGTGTGCCGTGGTGTTTTGATACATTGACCGACTTAACATATGGTCGCCGTAAAGGGGAGTTGTATGCATTCGGGGCTGGTGTCGGGGTAGGGAAAACAGACGTTTTCACGCAGCAAATTGCCTATGATATTGAGCAATTGAATCTGAAGGTGGGTGTTATCTACCTAGAGCAGAACGTAGTTGAGACGGGTCAACGGGTGATGGGAAAGCTGGATAAGAAGCTCTACCATGTGCCTGATGCGAGCTGGACTAGGGCAGAATATGAGGCTAGTGTAGATCGGCTAGAGAAACGTCAACAGTTGTATTTGATGGAGCATTTTGGTGCTATGGACTGGAAAACCATTAAAGGCATCATCAAGTATTTCAATAAGGCGTATGACATAACACACATTTACCTAGACCACTTGACAGCTCTATCGGCTCAGGAGCAGGATGAGCGTAGGGCACTAGATGGCATTATGGCAGATATGGCTAGTTTGGCGCAGGAGCTTGGTATTATTATCCACTTCATTAGCCACTTAACCACACCGGAGGGGAAGAGTCACGAAGAAGGCGGAAGGGTCATGGAGAAGCACTTCACTGGTTCTAGGGCTATTGCCAGGTGGAGTCATTACATGTTTGGATTGGAGCGTAATAAGCAGCATTCTGACCCTATCAAGCGGCAGACGACAACGTTCAGGGTGTTAAAAGATCGGTTTACTGGACGCGCTACAGGCATTAAATTTGGCTTGACATACAATCAAAATAATGGTATGCTCAAGGAATCGGACATAATGGATGAGGATGACGACCTATGAAAGAATGGACAGTTGAATACGGTACTAAGGTGATGTATGTTTATGCCGATAGTGAAGAAGATGCTATCGATAAAGCATACTTACAACTTGGGTATGATCCTGATGAGGATTTCTTTGCCTATTGTGAGGAAAATGATGATTGAACAGATTATTGTGGGAGCTACCGGCTTAGGCTACTTAATCGTTGGCATCTTACAGTGGGTTAAGGGTGAACCTAGCAACGGTATGATTTGGACTGGCTACGCATTTGCACAGGTGGGATTATGGTTAAACTTGAAATAGAAAAGTATGGGTATAACAAGCATGGCATTTGCATCAACCCTTTTGGCATCAAGCCTGCGTGGGTGCAAAAGCTGGCTGCTCGTATCCGATGTAACCACATTGTAACTACCGCAGAGGAGGCTCCGTTTTGAACACCACACATTCTGTTAGCCTCATCCGTGAGAACGAGGATGGCAGTGCTGACTACCAGTTTAACTTCACACAAGAGGAGTTGATTGCTTTAACACGGCTGGGGTTGATCACAGTAATAAAAGCTGGGCTTGAAGAGGCTAAGCAATACAAACCAGAGGACAGCGATGACAGACAAGATCAGCGGTGACGGTGTTGCTTGTGTTGATCACGACTACTTCTGGCGACCGATTGAGACAGCACCGCATGGTGTTAAGTTGCAGTTGCTAAGTATTTATGGCGTGGCTTCACACGGGTTGTTATCCCCTGCTATAATTGAAGATGGTTTCTGGGTTGGCTGGACACCATTACCTAAACTTAAGAAGGAAAAGAATGACGATTGAAAATATTGCTTTGTGGCACAAGCGTGCTCGACCTGAGCCGACAGAGAAAGACTTTAATGTGCAGCTTGGCTGTCATATAGAGGAGTTCGTTGAAATGCTGGATGCGATTGGTATTGACTACAACACACAAAAACTAGCAGAGATGTACGAATACTTAGATGAGCTTGCTGATGGGTTGAAGAAGGGGTATATCAAAACTTTTTACATGGATAAGCCTGCTTTGTTAGATGCGTTAGCAGATCAAATTGTTACCGCTGTCGGTGTTGGTGTTTGTGCTAAGATGAATATGCCAAAAGCAGTAGCGGAGGTTAACCAAAGCAATTGGAGTAAGTTTAATTACAGGGGCTTCCCAGAGTATGACAAGTATGGGAAGATTAAGAAGGGTGAGAATTACAAGCCACCACAACTAGAGGGAATGTATGAGTAAGGATGTAACAGAAACATTAGGGCAGCGAGAAACACGCTATGGTGAATACTCGAAGGTATCAGGAACCGCTCAGTTCTTGAAGGAAGTTATACGACATGGCGATAGTTGGAACGATATGGAGCCGTATATGCAGGAGAGCTTGGACTTAATCTGTAACAAGATTGCCCGTATTGTTAATGGCGACCCATTCTATGATGACAGTTGGCATGATGTAGGTGGTTATGCCAAGCTAGTCGAAATTGAGATTTCTAAGGGGAAATAATGGATTTAGTGCTAGACATCGAAACCGACAGTAAACAAACTAAGATTTGGATGTGCTACACCCATAACTCAGAAACAGATGAATACGTATGTCACACAAAACCGGATACACTCATACCCTTAATAAACACAGCCGAGAGGTTGATCGGACACAACTTGATAGGCTTCGACGCACCTATACTCAACAGGCTTTGGGGGACGAGGATTGGCTTGAAGAAAGTGAGAGATACCTTGATAATGTCAAGGCTACTCAATCCCTCTATCGAAAACGGTCACAGCCTAGAGGCTTGGGGGAAGAGGCTGGGGAATCAGAAGGTTGAGTACAGGCGTATATGGCATTGGCTGAAAGGAATTCCGTATGATCCGCTTTCTACTGATCCTTATGATGATCCACATGATAGCCTCAATCGGTTTTATTGTAAGCAGGACGTAGCGGTAACAGTTGAGCTGTTTCGCATGTTAGAGGAAGAGTTGAGAGACTGGGGCGAGAGTGTGCAGCTTGAGCATGAGGTAGCCGCTATTTTAAAAAGGCAGGAAGAACATGGTTTTAAGTTCGATTTACAAAAAGCTCAGGGGTTGTTGGCTCAGCTTTCAGGCGAGCTTTCTGATATTGAAGGTCAACTACAGATTACGTTCCCGCCTATTGTGGAGGAGCGTATTAGCGATAAAACTGGTAAACAGCTTAAGGACAAGGTTACGGTTTTTAATCCTGGTAGTAGGCAACAAATTGCGGAAAGATTGCAGGGGTTAGGTGTTATTTTTGATGAGTTCACCGAGAAGGGTAGCACAATTGTTAACGAAAAGGTGCTAGAAGGAATCGAACTACCAGAGGCAAAACTGATAGCTCGCTACCTAATGCTACAAAAACGCATCTCACAAATTAACAGTTGGTTTGATGTTGTTAAAGATGATGGTAGGGTGCATGGTAGGGTGATAACAAACGGAGCCGTGACGGGGCGTATGACACATATTAGCCCTAACATGGCGCAAGTGCCTAATAGTGGCTCGGAATACGGAAAGGAGTGTCGTGAACTTTGGACGGTAGATGCTGGTAAGAAGCTCGTAGGAGCTGATGCTAGTGGTTTGGAGCTTCGGATGTTAGCTCATTACATGCAAGATAAAAATTACATTAATGAGTTGTTAACTGGTGATATTCATAGTGCTAACCAAAAAGCGGCTGGACTAGAAACACGTAACCAAGCAAAGACATTTATTTATGCTTTCTTGTACGGGGCTGGAGCGGCTAAGATTGGTTCTATTGTTGGTGGTAGTCGAAATGAAGGCGGTAAATTAATAGCTCGCTTTCTGCGTAACACACCAGCTCTAGAACGATTGAAGAATACAGTTTCCAATGCTGCCCAGAAGGGATGGTTGCGGGGATTGGATGGTAGGCACTTGATTGTTAGGTCGGAACATAGTGCGTTAAACACTTTGTTACAAGGTGCAGGGGCAATTGTGATGAAAAAAGCTCTAGTTATATTGCACAAAAAGATAAGATGTGATATAATAGATGCCTCATTCGTTGCAAATGTACATGATGAATGGCAGATAGAGGTGGATGAGAAAGATGCTGATAAGGTGGGTCAAATGGCAATTGACGCTATCCGAGAAGCTGGGGAACATTTTAAATTAAGATGTCCAACTACAGGAGAGTACAATGTAGGAAATAACTGGAAGGAAACACATTGAACAAGAGAGAACTAGAAGTGCTGGAAGCTGTTATTAAGGAAGCAGATAGTATAATCCTTATTACAGAGAAAGATGGGGTAGTTCATCTTAGTTTCAGTCAAAAACTATCTGAGATGGAAACCCTAGACATCCTAACTATGGTTACCGCTCGGTTCTATGAAATCGCTGATGAGGGCGATAGTCAAATCAAACACTAAAGGAAAAAAATTATGAAAGAAGCAGTTAAAGTCAAAGCCAATTTAATGTGGGCTAACCTGAACCGTACTAACTTGAAGAGTAAGAAGTATCAGGTTGATCTCTGTAACCTATCTGACAAAGCTGTAGAAGCTTTGGAAAAGCAAATTGGTGTTATCGCTCGGTCTAAAGCTGATAAACCAGAAATGGGCAAATATATCACTTGTAAGAGCACTAAACCAATTTTTGCCTATGACGATGGCGGTTCCCAAATCGATGGAGACATTGTTGGGAATGGTTCCGAAGCCATTGTTGTTGTCAGCTACTACGAGTATCCAAACCCATCAGGTCCCGGGAAAGCTCGTAGCGGTAGTGTCCAACGTCTTGTGGTAACAAAACTGAATGAATATCGACCAGGCAGCTCTGTAACCACAGAAGAATTTGTTGAAGACGCCCTGTGAACGTAGCCCTAATCGATAGCGACATTCTTTGTTATCGTATAGGGTTTGCAACAAATGAAGAATCCGAGGGCGATGCTGTACGTGCTATGGCATTGTTCTTGGAGGATTTGTTGTTATTTGATTTGACAGACACGTTCGAATATGAGTTGTTTTTAACAGGAAGTAACAACTATAGGAACGAGGTGGCTGTCACAGCACCCTATAAAGGAAACCGTAAGGATGTTAAGAAACCTATTCATTTACCACTGCTGCGTGAGTACCTTGTAAAAGCATGGGGCGCTAAAGTGAGTGAAGGACAGGAAGCGGATGATGACATTGCTACTAGAGCTACAGAGCTTGGTGACGATGCTGTTATTGTTTCTATTGACAAAGATTTTATGCAAGTTCCAGGATGGCATTACAATTTTGTGAAGCGAGAAAGAAAATATGTAACACCGGAAGAAGGGTTGCGGTTCTTTTACAAGCAAATCTTGATCGGCGACAGTGCGGACAACATAAAAGGCGCTTACCGCGTGGGTCCTGTTCGTGCGGAGAAGATGTTAAAGGATGCGAAGACGGAACAAGA